ATTTCCTCGATGTGGTGGCGTGGCGGCAGCAGGCAGAGTTTGCTTGCCAGTATTTGAGCAAGGGCCGCATGGTCGTGGTCGATGGTAAGCTCACCGTCCACAACTGGACGGACAATGACGGCAATAAGCGCCGCAACGCCGAGATCATTGCCGATAATATCTACTTTGGTGACAGTAAGAAGGATAACGAGCCTCGATATGACGCAGCACCTCAGGAATATGCCGAAGTAGACGACGAGGCAAGCGACTTTCCGTTTTAAGGCGGTGCTTAGATGGCAAGAAACTATGCAGCACTCCCCTATGATTATTTAGAGGAGATGGATGCGCTCAACGATGCAGAGTTCGGTCGGCTAACGCGGGCATTGCTGGTTTACAGCATGACGGGAGAGCAGATAGCGCTTTGTGGCAATGAGAGATTCTTTGTCAAACGCATGATGGCGCAGGAAGACCGCTTTAAGGCGAGCTACGACGATATTGCTACAACGAGAAGCGAGGCTGGCAAGGCTGGAGCTGCCGCAAGATGGCAAAATGGCAAACGCATTTTTGCTAATGGCAAAAATAGCAAAGCCATGTCTGCCAATGGCAAAAATGGCAATACCGAAACAAAAACCGATACCAATACCGAAACCAATATCCAGCTATCTAACGATAGCAAGGGAGAATATTGCGCTGAGCCGCAAGCGGCTGACGCGTCGCCGGTGATTTCTTTGCCGCTGAATGACGGGACTTTTTTCGACGTGTCGGAGAACGACAGGGCCAAATGGTCGCAGCTCTATCCGAACGTTGACGTCCTACAGCAGCTTAGGAACATGGCGGGATGGTGCGACGCAAACCCGGCAAAGCGCAAAACACGAGGGGGGATTAAGCGGTTTATCACCTCGTGGCTTGCCAGGGAGCAGGACAAGGGCGGGAAAGCGCCGCAGAATAGGCCGTTTGTCGGCGGCGATGTATTCGCCGAGATGTTGGAGGAGGAGAAAAACCGTGGAAAGGGCTGACGTAATTAGCCTTTTAGGGCGATTAAAACAGGCTTATCCGCAGGCCTATGCCAAGATGACCCGCGCAGAAGCCGAAGAGCTGGTTTCCCTCTGGTCGGACATGCTGGGCGGGGAAGATCCTGCTGCGGCAAAGGACGCAGTGGACGCGCTGATCGCCGAGGACACGAGGGGATTTCCACCAAAGGTTGGCCAAGTGCTGGCAAAGATCAGGGGCACCGCTTCCCCACACGTTTCGGTTGCGTGGATGCGCCCATACATCGAGCGGCTCGCCGAACAGGAAGCATTTCTGCCGAGTGTTTCGCGCTATGCAAGGGAACACGGGCTGACGTGGGAAGCGGCTGCTGCCGAGATGGGAGGTTAACACATGGGGATTGATATTTCTCTGCTTGGCAAAGACGCTCAAGCACAGGTCATGGCAAAGATGGCCGTGCAGGAAGTCAAGAATCGCAGCAAATACGGGAACCGCAAGGTCGTGCGCGACGGTATCAAGTTCGATTCCGAGCGCGAGGCGGCGCGATTCGGCGAGCTATAAGTGCTGCGTGCGATGGGCCGGATTCGCGACCTGCGGCTCCAAGCCAATTTCACACTCGTTGAGGGCTACACGACCATCGAGGGCGAGAGGATCAAGCCGATGGCCTACCGCGCGGACTTTACCTACGAGCGGGCGACCGAGCCGGACTGCAACGGCACGGTGCACTGGCTGCGCGAGGTCGAGGACGCGAAGGGCGCGAAAACGAAGGACTATCTGCTGAAAAAGAAGCTGATGCAGGACAAGTTCGGCATCACGATCCGCGAGGTGTGAGATGAGCTTTGAACACTGCCACAGCTGCAAGCCGCCAACGCGGCACGTAGGCTGTCACGGCGATTGCCCGTACTATCAGGCGGATATCGCCAAGTACAACGAGGCGAAAGAAAAAGAAGCGCGCCAAACGCAGGAACGTGGTGCCTATTGGGGCGCGCGGCAGTTTAAGACGAGGCGCTATCAACGAACGAAATGAGGGAGCGAAAAGATGTTGACAGAAAAAGAGTTGGGCGAACGGCTCAAGAATATTCGCGAAGTGCGCCGCGTCAGCCAGTTCCGGCTTGGCGAAATGGTGGAATGCGGGCAGGGGCATATCGGGAAGCTGGAAAAGGGCGAGCACTACCCGAAGTTGCCGACGCTGTATAAGATCAGCGAAGCGCTGAATATTTCCGTAAGTGATATTTTGGCGGAATCTCCGCCGTCAAAGAATGGGATGCTTTCGCCGGAGGAAGTCGGCGCAAACATCCGCAAATGGAGAACCATGCGGGGGCTTGGCGTGAAGAAACTGGCGGAAAAGTCGGGCGTATCGCGCAACAGCATCCGAAACCTTGAGACCGGAAAGTGCATGAGCTTCCTGCTAACGTATCAGTACATTGCCGAAGCGCTGGGCGTGACTGTCGGGACGCTACTCGGAGAGACGGGTGGTGCTGAATGATGAAAGCTGTGCCATTTAAGACGGTGGTGTATCCACAGCTCAAGAAAGCCTTGCAGTCATCGGGCATGACCCAGCCGGAGTTGAGCAAGAAGCTCGGCGTTTCCCCGCTCTGCGTGTGGCGATGGACAACTGGGAAGAACGAATTCAGTATTCGCGTGATTAAAGCGATCCTTGCGGTGACGGGGCTGACATTTGAAGAGGCTTTCGGGGAGGTGCACGTATGAGCAAGATCGTGAGACCGAAAACGCCGTTTGAGTTCTGCGTTTATCCGGTGCTCAAGGAATCGTTGGAAAAGATGAACTATAACCAGACCGAACTGGCACAATCCCTTGGCACGTCGCAGTTTACGGTGTCGGCGTGGGCGCGCGGCGACCGCGATGTGACGGTGCGGCTGCTGCTGGCGCTGGAAGATTTGACGGGGATGACGTTCCGGGAGCTGTTCGGGGAATGCGAGGGACGCCATGGAAGGGTATAGCAATCAGCCAATCCCGAAAGAAGCGGCGAAACAGCTTTTAGCCCTTGATTTGCAGGACAAGGAAATATTGAGCTACGAGAAGATCGACCAATGGTACACCGCGTGGAATGGGAAGTGCTATGTGTCGTTCTCCGGCGGCAAGGATTCCACCGTGCTTGCATATCTGGTTGCGCGTTACCTATCGAGCTTCAGAACGCCGCCGTGGGAGTTGAATCTGGTGTTTGTGAACACGGGGCTGGAATACCCAGAAATTCAGAAGTTCGTCAACGAGTACACGGATTGGCTGCGTGGAGAGTTCCCACGAATCACCGTTGAGCTTGAGCGGCGGCGCCCAAAGATGAACATTCGGCAGGTGTTGACAAGGTACGGCTATCCCGTCATCAGCAAAAAGCAGGCGCGTTTTATCCGCGATCTGCAAAACGCGCACGGGCAGAACGATGCAACGGTCAATCTGTATCTGACTGGATACAACCGGAAGGGCGTTTACTGCTCGACGATGAAACTGGCGGACAAGTGGCATTATCTCAAGGATGCGCCGTTCCGCATTAGCGAGCAATGCTGCGACGTGATGAAAAAAGCACCCGCCAAGCGATACGAAGCTACGAGCGGATGTGTGCCATTTACCGCGATGATGGCGAGCGAGAGCCAGCAGAGAGAAAAAGAGTGGAAACGCACGGGATGCAACGCTTTTGACGGCAAGCGCCCCATGAGCAAGCCCATGAGTTTCTGGACAGATCATGACGTGCTTGCGTTCCTAAAGGACGAAAACATCCCGTATTGCAGCGTGTACGGCGACATCGTAGCGAGCGACGGCGAGAATGATTATCCGTCGACGCTCATCGATAAGCCGCTGCACTGCACGGGATGCCAGAGGACGGGGTGCATGTTCTGCGCGTTCGGGGCACACCTCGAAAAAGGCGAGAACCGCTTTGAGCGGATGAAGCACACGCACCCGAAGCACTATGACTTCTGCATCGGCGGCGGCGAATGGGACACGGACGGGCTATGGAAGCCAAACAAAAAGGGACTTGGCTACGGTCGGGTTCTGGATTACATTGGAGTGAGGTATTGAGATGAAACACCTCGGCGATATTACGAAGATCAACGGCGCGGAGATCGAAGCCGTGGACGTTATCACGGGAGGCTCACCGTGCCAGGATTTGAGCATTGCAGGAAAACGCGCTGGGTTAGCCGGAGCAAGAAGCGGGTTATTCATGGAACAGATTCGCATCGTGAAGGAGATGAGAGAACGTGACAGAGCGAACGGACGGACAGGTGACATGGTCAGACCTCGGTTTATGGTCTGGGAAAACGTGCCCGGAGCATTCAGCAGCAACAAAGGTCGAGACTTCGCGGCAGTCCTTGAAGAGATCATCCGCATCGCAGAGCCGGAAGCCCCCGATATTGAAGTGCCTGAAAAAGGCTGGAACACCTGGGGGGGCTACCACGATGAAGTGGGAGGACGATGGAGCGTGGCTTGGCGAGTGCATGACGCGCAACACTGGGGAGTCCCCCA